TGAAGGTAATCCATTCATGGAATGCGTGGTTGTCGTCGTGCTCTGGACCACCCCACTGCTCATCCTGTGCAATGCGCTCAGCGAGGATGTCCTGGAACACACGGTTGCTGGCCCCGGGGACCACGAGCACATCCGGGTTCTTCACCTGGACGTCTTCATCAGCACACTGCTGCGCCACTAACCCCCCATGCACAAGCGCGGTCTTCGCCTTCAGGCTCGCGATGAGCCAGTTGAGGTACCAGACAGCCTTTTCTAGGTCCTTGACGCCGTCGACGTCCCGCCAGCGAGCGATGTACTTCAGGGCGTTGCCATCACAGAAACCTGCGCCCCATGCCATGATGACCTTGATTGCTTCGTACGTGGTGTCACCACCGTAGTGGTTAGGGTGGTTGATCTGCTCTTCACCTTTGTTGTCGCCGCTCATACTGCCTTTGGCCTCCTTATGCGTTTTTGTAATATGAGTTCGTCGTACTGTGGTTGGGCTGGTGGATCAGTGGGTAGCACCCACCTTTCGGGCTGGAAGAACCCGGCGCTCGCGCTCCTATTGTCTGGTAAATCAGCCACTACACGTCGGCCAGTATGGTGTGGGAACATACTTCTACCATCTGCATCAAAAACATGTCCCCGCGCCTTGGGTCTACAGTGATTACCCTCGAAGTCTCTCCCACCGTATAGAAACCAGTCACCTGGATTCAAGTCCCCAATTTGGACTGGGGTACCGTAGTGTTTTAGATGGCAGCGGGTACATATTCCGTAATAAGAGTCAGCGCCCCCACCACACTCACAGCACGGAACGACTACTGAGCCCTCCATAACCATCAGGGCAGCAACACCGGGAGGTGCTCCACGAACAGGTCGCGCACCTGGTTCATGATGTCGCGGATCTCCCACTGGGCGTGGGGGTCGCAGCGCATCTTGAACACGTGGAGCCACTGGCGCAGGTTGAAGGTGGTGTACACGGCGGTCGCCGTTGCCGTGTGGGCAGGGAGAAGCGAGCGTCCTCAGCGGGGATACCCAACTCACGGAGGCGCTTGTACATCACGTAGTCCATGCGGGAGGTGTGCAGGAAGGCGTACAGCGCTGAGTTAAGGGGTGTGGACTCCAGGAAGTACTCGGAGATCATGCCGTCCTCGGGGAGGCAGTGTTCATCCTTGCCCATGATGCTCGGCGGAACGATGATCTTCAGCGCGTCGTGCTTGTCGGTGTTGGAGTAGTCGCAGTAGCGCATGGACTCCTGCGTGAAGGCAGCGAGACGGTGCCGGACGAGCTGGTGGCTCATGGCCCGGGACCCGGTGAACAGCACCGTGATGGAGGCGTGTTCCAGAATGCTCTCGTGGCCCATCTTCATGGCCACCTTGGCGATGAACTTCTCGGCGCTGCCTTCCCTGATGCGACCCTCGCTGCGGTGGCTAACACGGCCACACTCCTCACACAGCTCCAGCAGCTTGTGCCAGGTGGACACGTCGGGGGTGATGACTTCAGCGCTCGGTTTGATGATTTGCAGCATATCTCTTCGACTCCTGAGTTTGTTAGTGTTTATGAAAACAACAACGCGATGGTGAGCACGGCGCACAGCACGCCCAACCCGATGGTTGCGTAGACCCAGAGACGTGTGAACTGGCCCTGCGTCGTCATCGCGTCCTCGAATGCTTGGCGCTCTATTCTCGCGACGGCGGTGTTTTCGTTGAGTGTTTGCACCGCATTCTTGTAGTTGAACTCCGTTACCCGCAGCGCATCACTCAGCTTTCGCACTTCAGCCAGGGCTTCACCGCGCTCACGGTGGCATCGCTTCCCATCTCCCTGCGCAGTGTGGAGGTCCTTTCGCAGCTCTCGGATTATTTCATCCTTGCTCGGCATGACTACTTCCCTCGTCTCTGGTAAGCGCGCACTCTATCACTCTTGGGGGCCAATTCGTCCAGCCATTCCGTCAAGACCTTACGCACCTTCTTGCTCTGCGCAGTCTTGTTCGTGGGCATACGCTCCTCGACCCACTGCCCGGCGATCAGTGCAGCGTTGAACCTATCACCCCACACCAGACCTTTGGGGTCCACGGGGAGCATGATGAGCGTGTGTACCTGCTCGGAACTCTTCACCAGGATGCGACCCTTGTCGCCCGCCTTGTTCACGAAGAGGACGGCTTGTCCTGGCTTCAGTTTGTACTGGCTGGAAGTGAGGTGCATCGTGTTGGCTTGCCAACTCACCGTGCGCAGATCTGTTGGGCGCACGACAGTCTTGATGACCCATTCGTGGGACATGAGGCTCCTTCTTTTTTAGGGTGGTGGGGGTAGTAACAAGCAAGTGGGGCACGTCACAGATATGAAGCCTCTGTGCTGGCGTGGGAGACATTGGCCGTTGTCGCCAGTACAAGGCCCTGGCGCTGGCGTAACGACGTGTATCGCTCGTCACAAATACAAAGCCCCTGTGCTGGCGTAGCGTCAATCGTTTCAAGTCACAAATACTAAGCCTTTGTGCTGGCATAATGGTATCTGGCTTAGGGGCACAAATACAAAGCCTCTGCGCTGGCGTTGCCACCTATGTTGCACGTCATCAGTATAAAGCCCTGACGCTGGCCCTTAGATACGTTCAGCGTTGGGGGCACAGATATCAAGCCTCTGCGCTGGCATAAGTGCACTCCAGACCTGGGTCACGAATACGAAGCCTCCGTGTTGGCATTATCCAGGTACGTCCATCGGCGTCAGTACAAGGCCCTGACGCGGGCGTAGGAGAGAAGTCTGGATCACAGATACAAAACCTCTGCGCGGGTGTAAAGACGACTGCGAGGTCGGCGCAGAAACAAAGCCTCTGCGCTGGCGTGAAGAAACTATACAAGGCGCTACAGATACGAAGCCTCTGTATCGGCGTCAAACCAACCCATGTGCTTATCACGAGTATGAGGCCCCCGTGCTGGCATGGAAGTAGAATCCTAGATCAAGGCGGTAGTACAAAGCCCCATCGCTGGCATTATTGATCAGGCAATTCTATCGCAGATACCAAGCCTCCGCGCTGGCGTTATCGATTTCCTCAATGGCGCAGATACAACGCCCCTGCGCTGGCACAGCATGTTCATGATGGCGGTCACAGATACAAAGCCTCTGCGCTGGCGTATACAAAGCGAAGTACGTTGTGGGTACGAAGCCCCCGCGCTGGCACAGACGTTCAAGAAGGCGTCGTCAGTACAAAGCCCCAACGTTGGTGTAGGAGAGAAGCCTGAGTCACAGATACGAAGCCTCTGTGTTGGCGCAACAGCAGGGCGGTTAATGTCGTCGGTACAACGCCCCGACGCGGGCACGGTTCCGTTTGGGGGTAGGTCGTCGGTACAACGCCCCAACGCGGGCACTGAACAAGTTGGAATTCGGTCACAGATACGAAGCCTCTGCGCTGGCATAGGGAGCTATGTCTATCGTTGTCAGTACAAAGCCCTGGCGCGGGCGTAATGCTCATGGTGGCGGTCACAGATACAAAGCCACCGTGCTGGCGTATAACATAGCGTTCATCATAGGCGCAGATACGAAGCCTTCGCGCTGGCACAGATTAGTGTAGTAGTTTCACAGGCTGCTTGTCACAGATACCAAGCCTCTGTGCGGGCACCACCAGGAGTCCCACATGGGCACAAGTACAAAGCCCTCATGCTGGCGTTGTTATGCATTTTTCGTGTGGCGCTTTGCCCACTTCGCTTGGCGGGGTGCGGTATTTACGGCGTAATCCTTGACCTTGGTGGGCACAGCTTCCTTAGCCCCCTGCTGGTGTTCGTCCCAGCGAAGCAGCAGGTTGTGCGCTGCGTTAGCGTCCTGATCCCAGTTTGCCTGGCACTCGCTGCATGTGTGCATCACCTCTTTTGAGGCGTCCCAGGGTTCTTCCGGGTGGTCGCCACACACCGCACAATCCTGTGTGGTCATCGCTGCATTCACCTCAGCGACGGCGCCGAGACGCATCGCAAACCCATTGATGAGGTTGCTACGCAGTACCGAACACGCGGCGTCCCGTTGGTACAACCGGGCAGAAGCGATCTCTCCCTTATCAGACTCGGGGAGGACGTGCCGTTGCATTACGCTCAAATCGAACTGTTCCAGGACAAGAGTGTGGTACTTCCGCGAGAGGCGAGCGGCGATGTTACGGTACTGGTCCTTGCGGCGAGCGAGGCTCTTGTCACGTTGATTTGCTTCCCAGGACAACAGGTGCTTATCCTGCTTACGCCAGTCTTCCAAGCGCGGGTAGGCCAGGGTGTCACCTGCGAAGCGGGAGTCCCGCCACGTACGTGCAAGCGCCGCTAGGCGTGCCGTTGAACGCCAAGCATGCAACGTCGTTGCAGCCTCAATCAACCAGTCAGGGAGCGACGCCCCTTGTTTCGTTTGGCGGCGCATCCACGCAGCCAGCCAATCACGCTCAATGTTGAAGTTCTTGTCACGTGTGCTGCGCAGGTCCTCGACCTTGCGGAACCCAGAGCGGACAGCCCCCTCAAGGAGGATCTCCTCCTCATATCCTTGGTTGTCACGGAAGTACGCGACACGGAGGAGTCCACTGGGACGCACACGCCACCCAATGTCCACGGCCACAGTGCCAGTGCCACATGTTTCGCGGCGCCAGCCATCAGGGAGCGACAATGTAAAGTGGACGCTCCAGCGATCCTTGCCCGCCAGGCGTTCACGCAGAACTTTGACATCCTTGATCGTGGCCACCCGAGGCAGAGGACGGTGCAGGATGAGCGGCCAGGTTGCCCAGATGGGCGTCGTTTTGCCCTGCACGGTACCAACACGCATCTTCAACTCAGAGCGCTTCGGGTTCGAACCGACGAAGATGCGCAGAAGTGTACTGTCACAGGCTAGTGCCTCAAAACTACTCAACCCTTTTTGTATCTGTACAGCGACGGCACCATGCCCCGTCCAACGCCGAAAGTGGGGGTCCACAAACGCAGCTTTGCGTGCTGCATCCACGGCCTTCTCAATAATTAGATATGTACCCCAGTAGCAACCACAGATTGCGCGTTCTTTCCGGATAGTAGCCTGCGCACTTTCATTCACCTTGTTGATGGCTGTCTGTACCGCCGTGTCATCCTTGAGTGCAGCTTTAGCCTTGCGCAGTTCCGCACGCACTGTCTTGAGCTGCTGCCGTGCAATCTTCACACGCTTCCGTTGCTCCTTGGTGGAAGAACGTGAACGTGATGCTCTGTGTGTCGCCCGGAGATCAGCGATTGCAGCATCAACGACTGCTTTTTTCGCTGTCGCTTCTTCTTCGAGAGGTTCTACCGTCGGATGGACACCCATGATGGCGCGTACCTTCTTACGGCGGTCACGTTCAATCTCGATGAGTTTGTTGTAATACTGATGTGCCAAATGTATCTGGTCGGATACGAGATCCACGTTTTCACACGGGGGTCTAAGCCCGTAGCGATACACTAGAATGGGCATGCTGCTCCTCTTTTTTAGATCAGATGATTTCGTCGTCAGGGTGTCGTAGTGGGGGTTCAACGATGTGTACGGCGTGGGCGCAGTCTTGGGTGTCAACACCCAGGTTGCCACGTAGGAACATGGCGTAGCGCTCGTCAGGACCAACGGCTGTGACGTGTCGCCCTCGGCGGATCATCTGGAGGGGGTGCACCGTTTTGTAGTGGACAGCGCAGCCTTTGGTGACTGTGTGGATGCCTCGGGTGTTCTTCATATAAACGTGGATTGAAACCCCTTCCGGGATTGGTGCATGTTGTCCGTGGCGCATCTTAGTGCAGACGTACACATGTTCGTAGATGTTGAAGAGGAGGCAGAAGCAACGGTTACAATAGCGCACACGGTACATGCGCTGCACCTTGGAGGGGAACTTCTGTTGCTGGAGGCAGGGGATTGCCAGAGCACAGTGTCCACAGGCTTTGTCGGTGGTGAGGATGGTTCTCATGGCTTCTTTATGGGGAGGGAGAAGGCCCCTGATTGCAACGCGTGGAGCGTCTCATCGAGGAACTCTTCGTCCATGTCATGGATTGGTGTTTGGAAGTCGTACCCCCCTTTGTGCAGGATACAACTGGGGCACACTCCCGCGTTTATGTAGATGCCGAGGACAGGGTCTTTGATGCGCGTCTCAGGGGTGCCTGTGGCGTTCGCCGCAGCGACGTAGTTTGGCACACAAGAGGAGTCGGTCATGCTGCGCCGCTCACACCTGAACATCACCACCTTCTTGACTCGGGGTATGTGGGTGCGAGACTGCATTGATTCAGGTACGGGGTAGGTTTCTTTAAGGACGAAGCGTGTACACCTCACGCACAGGAAGGTTTCACTGTTGTTCATCTTGAACAACGCCCCGGAGAGGCAAGCGACGGCGAAGGGACAGCGCTTACATTTCATCCGATCTTCTTCCGGTGATCCTGCGCAG